GCGCCTTCATGATCACGAAGGCATCCTCACCAACCACGGACTTGCGGATGGTGCGGCCGGAGATGGTGACGGACTCGTCGTTCTCATCACGCTTCGCCATCGCGGCCTTGCGCTCCTCGGGGCTCTTAGACATGAAGGACATCTTTTCGCCGAACTCCATGTCCTTGCAGTACTCCTTCTCATCGTCGCTCATTTCCTTGGCGATCTTGAGCTCGGTCTGCAAGGATTCCCTCTCGACCAACGAGGTCTCGAGCGCGTCGGAAAGCTGGTCCATCTTCTCCAGCAGTTCCTTCTGATCGGCCAAAGCCTTGGCGAGGTCGGCGTTCTCACCGCTCTCGGTCAAGTCCTGGATCCGCTTCTCCAAATCGGTCACCTGCCCTTCGAGCTCAGCGACCTTCTCATTTTCACCAGGCATAGGATGCTCCTTTGTTACTGGTGTGTCGCCGGTAAACCACCGGCAGGTTCACGCTTAAGCTGCCTTCTTCAAAGCAGCCTCAAACTCCGCAATCTGTTGGGGAGTAGCACGGCTAAGTACTTCCATCAAAATTTGCTCGGCCTCCCCCTCAGACAACTGCTCAAGATTAAGTTGCTTAGACATTGATCGATACGGGACCAGGTCCCTGCCCATAAGCCGGGAGCTCGTTGACTTCAGGTCCATCGTTGGCCCTTTCCACGGACCACCATAATTAGCCGGTCTGGGACCCCTTCGTCCTAATCCACGTTGCTGCCGCGACTGCGCATACATCGCAAGTCCTATTACTCCCCACATTAGAGCTCCTAGTACGCCCACGGCAATCTTAGCGGTCTTGCCAGTCTGTCGTAATACGTGCCGCACGCGGTCAAACCTACCAACAGTAAAATACTGCTTATCCTTTGCGGATAAGTACCCCCACGCCTTATCTATATCCTCTTCACTTCCCGGATTCCCACCGCCCACCGAGGTTAGAAAAGTTCTAAAGTTTTCTCTGGTTTTGCCAGTTAATTTACTAGCCCCACCCTTCGCACCCCCACCGCTAGCGGTGCTGCTCGATCCACCACCACTATCGGTCCACTTACCGTCATCGGCGCGAGGTTGATCAGGATCGAACTTGCCCAGGTCCTTACCCTTCAACGCCGCCAACACCTTGGCCGCGTCCTCCTCCGTGATCTGGTCCGCAATCTCCTCTAGGAGCTTGCGAGCCTGCTCCTCGGTAATACCGGACGTGTCAAACTTAGATAAATGCCGATTAAAATTGTAAAGATCTCTAGCAAGACCACCTACAGCCCTAGCGCTGCCCCAAGGAGTATCTGGGTAGGCCACAGAACCTTTTGGTTTGCCACCGACACTCGGCACCGACGTGGGCTTGGGCTGGCGCTCAGGAAAATTTGACTTAAACTCTGGCTTCTTGCTACTATTTGACGGTGTCCTACTACGGAGTAGACCCGACTGCTGTACCACATAGGCCCCGAGCACCCCGGCCGTGGCCAGGGCACCGATAATCCTAACAGCTGTCATTCCCCCACGCGCGATGCTGCTCACCACACGGCGGAAGCGGCCCTTACTATTCTTGGGAGCTTCACCACCAAAGACATCATCAAAATCAGATTGGAACCGACCGCCCGGTCCGTCCCCGCCGCCTTCGTCCGACCAACGCCCCCAATCGTCCCGGGCCTGGTTGGGGTCGAACTTTTGTAGGAGTTGATCGGCGCGACGGACTATCTCCACCTTGCCCACCATCTTAGTTCGACGACCAGCGTAGCGGATGACTGACACGGCTTTTGCTGCTTTCGCGTTGGACAACAACTCGGGAAGCTGGGCCAACACCCGCTTGGCCTGCTCTTCAGTGATTCCCGTTAAGTCTAAGCCCTTACGCTTAAGCATCTGAGAGGGGGCGACCTTCATTGTTCGTATTACGCCTGCTGCCTTAATAGTAGCAAACGTGACAACTCCTGCCGCACTAAGCAGACCCAGGACCTTCAATGCCGCAACAGTGCTCCGCCCAACCGCCACCGCAACCCGTCTAAGCTTGCCCTTGTAATTGGTATTAGCCCGTGTGGGTGGCGCAGCCGTAGCAGGCTTCGCAGTAGGTTTGTCCAGCACTCTGTCGAACGAGGAGTCTCCCGACCAGCTGCTGTCGGACAGATCAGGCAGTACGCGCCGACCTTGGAACGTTCCGTCATCCTCGTCTATGATTTTGCTTAGACGCTCCCAACCCGCGTCATCAATCGAATCAAAGTCGAAGTTGATCTCATCATCACGGATTTCGTCGTTCAATTCATTAAAGCCAAAATCCTCATCAGTCCACTGACCCTCTTCGTCCCGCACCTGGTCTGAGCGAAACCCCGCTTTGTATAACGTGCGCTCAGCCTCCTGCAAGCCAACCAATACCTTCTGTAGGCTTATGCTGGTGGTAGCCGTATTGAGCTTCTTAATACGAGCCTCGAGCGAGGAAGTCTCCACCGTCACCGGGGGGTCGGACAGTTCACGCTTCATGATGACCATGCGCGCGTGTTCCTGACAAGGCCGGTCCACCGCACTAATCTCGGTGAGCTTGATCTTGTGTAGGATGCGGCGCTTGGCTTTATCACTCACTGTCGATGTCCTCGAACTTGGAGGTCGAGCCCCCGATCGAGAAGCCGGTGAACTCCCCGGACTCAAACTTCTTAAGCACCTCGGGCGTGGGCTTCATCGCCACCAGCAGACCCGTGATCGGCGTAGCGATCTTAAGCGACTTAGCAATCTCCGTGGTCATCGGGAAGGCAAACACCACGCTACCCTTGGGCTCACCCTTGTGCATCTCCTTGGCGACCCGGGAGTTCTCCATGAAATCGGAGGCGGCCTCCAGCATAGTAGTCTCGGGGATGTGCTCCGGTACGCGCTTACCGGTATCCTTATCGATATTGCGATCGTAGTAGTCCTGGCCGTCGACCTTGCAGATAATACCCCAGCCGAAGACCAAGCCCAGGGAGGGCTCGACCTTCACAACCTCGAACTGGTGCACGTCCGTCTCTTCGGTCACAATACCACCTTAGTCAACATCGACCGTGCGAACCTTGGCCTTCTTCACCTTGGCGAGCTTCAAGACACCACGCGCCGGAGCGTCTAGCAAACAGTTCAACAAATGCTCTGCCACCGCCGCCTTCGTAACTTTGCGGTCTGTGGTGAGTGCCACTATAGCAATATACTTGGTAGCCTTCAAATCTGACTTACCCATCGGTTCCACCTAAGAAAAGGCCGTGCCGCCGTCGGGGAGGAATGCGGCACGGCAGTCGGGAGGAAGACCTCTTAGCCGAACAGGACCTCGGGCTGGCCCTCGGTGTAGGACAGGCGCGTCTGCTCCTCGGCTTCCTTATCGTTCTTGGGCGCGGCCGGGAGTTGGAGCACCTTGGCCCGCTGGCCAGGGGATAGCATGGTCAGCATCACGACCTCACCGTCCGGGAGCTCGAGCGCGTCGTGGTGCATATTCTCCGTGTGCCGGTTGATCTGCCGGAAGCGGCCGGTGGTATACGCGGCGTGCTCGTACTTCATCGTGTAGGGCAGTGACGTGTTGCGGACGATAGCTTCCTCGAAGGCAATCTCGGTACCGGGCAGTACGCAGACTGCCACTTCCGGGTTGTCCACCGCCGCAAAGCCGATGGTACCCGTACCGAAGTTCTTCGTAACGAGCTTGTCGTCCACTGTAGCAGGACGGGACTTGACGTTTTGAAGGCTGTAGTCGCACATGCCGAACCCTCCTGTATGTGAGTGGCGTTACTGTGCTAGAGCCCCTCTACGACGACCAGATTCCTAGCTGACGCAGACGGGCGACCTTGGCCTTGCCACCGACTAGCAGCTTGGCCAGCAACCCACTGGGGCCACCGCCGTCCGATGGCAGCACTGGGCTTCCGTTCCAGGTGATCGTGTTGGTACCGGGCGGGGGTCCACTGTCGTCCACCGTGAAACCCGCCTGGCGCAGCCGTACGATCACCATCGGACCTAAAAAATGACGAACCTGTGCCATAGCATCCTCCTCTTTATGCCGCGTCCTGATCCTCGTCTTCGCCAAGGATCTCAGTAGTGACTGAGCAGCGGCAGTTGATTACCAGGTTGGCGGGCGCAGACGAATCTCCAGGGTACATCATCAGTGTACCGTCCGGAGCCTCGAAGGGTTCGTCGAAGCCGACCGTCTGCCCATCCATCTCCAGGTGCGCGTCGCGGGTACGCTTGTCCTTAACGGCTACCCATGTTCGCCGGACCCGGGAGGGGTCTATACCTAGCTGGTCTAGAACCTGCTGAGTGGCCTCGTGACGGGCCAGGGAGACGATTCGTAACGCCTCGGTACGGGCTATATTCTCGGACCGATAGGTCAGGAAGCGTTCTCGGTAGCGCTCCACCATCCTATCAATCTGGTCCTCCGTCAGGGGAGTGTCCTCTGTCAGAGCCCGCTCAATCGTTGGATCGAACCGACGGTCCCGTAGCTCCCGCTTCAGGGCCTCGGCCGAATTGGCTTCCAGCAAGTCGCGGTAGGCCTCTACCGATTGAAGTTGGGTACGGGTCAACCCAATGGCATCCCGGAACGCGCGGGCCGCCTCCAGCGGACCCTCTCCACGCTGGAAGGCAGTGGCCATCGCGTAACGGGTCGCATCCCGTTGGGCCGTGTCGAACTGCTGGACGAAGCGCAGGCGGGTCGTACGCATAAGGCGCGCGGCCCGATCGTCGGAGGGATCAAAGTTCAGTGCCACACTCCGATGCGGGACAGCCTTCGCTATGCGAGCTCGCCGTCCGGCCGGGACTTGGCGTGTCATCTCCTGATGCGCGCACTGGACGAAGGAGCGTGGGATCACCCCGCTCAGGGCTACAATATGATCTCCAACAATCTTTTGCGCTCCGGTGATATTTCCCTGATCCAGGAGCGCTTTAATGTCACGCTGCGTAGACCCTGCCCGGACGTTGACCATGAACTGTGCGAGCGCAGTATAAATACTACGCTCACAGTGCGCCAACGGATCTAGGCTCTGGGCTTTGCTAAACTGCAGTACAGTCATTTTCCAGCAACCATTTAGTGGTCGGGGTGCCTAGCTGCTCCTGGGTCCAGCCTGACATCGAACGCACCCGACCTAGTAACTTATGTAAATCCCTACGCCATATCTCTCGGTGGATCAAAGCTTCCTTCCAAGGCAATTTAGTATCATACTGCCCATAGTCCCCATCCATGGGCACTCCCGCTAGGACCACGCGATGGGCCCCTAGTTCAAAGGCCACCATCACAGCAATCAGTCCCGACGATCCACCCTCCTGGCGGACGAACCGGACGGGGTAGGCGGCCCCAAGGCGTACCGACTGTGAGCCGCGATAGACTGATGACCAATAGACTCGCGCTGGGGGAAGACCCTTGCGGGAACGCGCGGCGGCCCACTCCGGGAATACGCTGTGGTGAAAGCTCACCCAGTGATCCAGTGGACCCGAATAGTCTACGGCAGCAGAACCTACCCCGATTATACAATCAAACGCTGCTAGCTTTTGCGCCGCAGCCATCTCATCCCACACCCCACGCCCGCGCCCGAAGACCAGCGCTTTCATGCAGCGGGCTTCAGGCGCTGTACCTTAAGCACCGTGAGGAGGGAAATCTGATCCACCAGGAACACCCACACCGGGGTGGGCGCAAAATCAATCAAGCGATCGTGAGCAGCCTGAAAGAACGCCGTAGCTTCTTCAAGCTCAGTATCGTTAAGCTCCGAGAACGGTTTGCCGGCCCACATGGAGATCATGATACCAATTTAGATGCTACCGCACGCGCTGAGACCCTAACGACGTTTTCTTGCTTTTGCTTATACACTAGGTCAGCATTACCGCATGTACCCTGGATCACTATACCCGTAAAGCCCCTTATCACAGAAATAGATGCGCTGATTTTCTAAGTTCAGAACGCCACAAATCCGCATAGGGAGCCGTCTCATATCCCGGTAGATCGGGCGTTCCCTCCGTATAGTGAGCAATCTTAGGCGGGATGTCGGTAGGTGTGTCGGTTCCTACCAGGAAATTATATTCTGATGGTAGGGCTCCAATATCCTTATCCTCCAGCCAGCAGAACTGATGGAGGTGTAGCCCCCGTGCGGAATTAACCAAATGCGTAGTCAATGATTTATTAGCCGGATGGTCACAGTTGAATAAGCAGACTGACGACCAATTCTTGCGGAAGTAGGTAGACTGCAACTGCCCACCCATCTTGGTAGTATTATTGGGGTCGTGGTTATGCTGAACACACATCACGGCGTAGCGATCGTCCGCAAGGTCAAACAAATCTGCCAGGTCCGATAATACCAGCATGTCGCAATCTAGAAACAATGCCCAACCTTTCCCAGCAAGCGTTGGTACCAGGAAGCGGGAGATAGCAAACTCGGTGGACATAGGATGTTCGGAAATAGTATCAAGTAACCGACCGTTATTAAAGATTGTGGGGCGGGTATAGAGGCCTGAACGCCGTAGGTCATCTAGCTCCAACCCCACAATACTTATCCGGCGGGATAGGTGACGACGTATAGAGCTCACCGTCACCAAGAAGGCCGCAGCCTCCCGAGGATCAAAGCCAACAAAGATCGATTCTCGCATCTACTCCAACCGCTGATGCCGGAACACCCAGTCATTACGAATACCTCCCACCTTGGTGAAGCCCAAGGCCCCCAGGAATTTTACAGCTGCCATAACACCGCCGTAGCGTGGAGGCACAAACTCCTTACATTCTAGCAACACCACCGGACGGCAGCGCCGTAGGGTTTGTACGCCCCCTTGTAATACTCCGATTTCGTATCCTTCCACGTCAATCTTGAGAAAATCCAGCACCTTAAGCCCGAAGCTATCCAACGTAGATACCTTAACACTACCTTCCCCCTTAATTCCACGCAGGATACGCGCACCCGTGTTACCCTGACGGGTGGGGTCGTTATCCAACCGCCCGTAACCTCCATAAGCCCCTATCGCCGACTGGCTTAGGGAAATGTTGGCGTAGCTCTCACAATTCTTGGATAGACACTCGTAGGTGTCGGGGGCGGGCTCGAAGGCGTAGACCTGCTTGAAATCCCTGGCCAGCCTAACCGTCCAGGTACCGATGTGTGCCCCCACATCCATCGCAACGTCGAACTTCTCCACGAACGTAAGAGCACACTCTAGATGGTCGATCTCAAAGCCCTCGGGCGTGCGCTCGAGCAAGGGCCCAAAGTAGTTGTCCGCTGCCGGTAGGTACCACTGTCCCACGATCTTCATAGGTCCCTCAATGCCCAACTTGACCTTTTGCCACATTAACCGTCTCCATTAGTAGCTGAATCAAATCGGATGCTGCCTTCTCCGAGAATGACACCTCCACCCCCTGTTGTGTCTCTCGGTTGCTGAAGCCCAGGATGATAACCTGGCCCCGCACACTGGCCTGTACCTGTAGAGGGGGGTCTATGATCCGGCCCACAACCAGATCAACGGACAAACCGACGTTTAGTGCAGGATTAGACATTATGTGCTCCTCTATTGCCAGTAGGTGATCTTCTTATGGACTACCTGCTCGACGGCTACGCTGCGACCGAGCTTCTTCCGCTTGCCCTTACAGTGGTCCATGTACTTACCGAGCTCGGAGTTGATAAACGGATGCGACTGGGAGCGGTGCGGAATATGGTGGGTAGGAGTGTTAAGTAGCTTACGTACGTAATCGAACACCCAGGAGTCATGCCATTCGTCTAGGGCGAACACAGCATCCGTTGCGTAGAGATCCGCAAAGGTAGTAATAAACGGACGGCAAGCCACGTGGTTCAAGTTGTAACCTACGAAGCCACACTCAGAGTGATAACCCGGGCGCGCGAGGCAGGAGATTGCTGCATCCCACGGCAGGAGCGTGGTGGCTAAATCAGCAGGCACCGGGGCGAAGGTTATCACGTCAGCGTCCACCCAGAGCAGGCGACCGCTATCCAGCCGACCAGCAGCCAGTTCTATGGCAAAGACCTTCTTGCTGAACTTATAGGCGTCATAGCGGAAGTTCTTACCGGCGTTGGTAGGCCACCGCCTAGCTATCCCCGGGGGGCGGGGTGAGGCGGCCTCACCTTGGGTCCAGCCATGTTCCCTATGGCGGGCTAGGAAGTCCCTGGCCCGCGCTGAATTACCAACCAGGTCCAGGTGACAGACGGAATGGGTGGTATACTCCCGTACTGGAATCGCATCCTCGGAGATAATTAAAAGCGCAACCTCCTTGGGCCAGTACTGCAAAAACGTATCTACGAACTTAGCACCGTAGCTAGCCCAACCCTCCAGCGAGCAGGATGTAACCACCGTAAAATCAGTCATCGGCGTCATCCGCCCCTACCACGATCACCTCTACCCGCACGGGGCTGCGCTTAGGTACCACAGCCGCAATCTGTGCTCGCCACCACTCCTCTGATCGCACAGTGACATGACAGTTGCGCCCGTCCGGGAGGCTCTTGTTTGCGGGGGCCGATGCTATCGCAAAGAACACGAACTTGTCCGCTAGGCCAATAATCTGCCGCAAGGTATCCGGGACCACGGCCTCCGGAACATGCTCCATAACGTCCACACAAATTATACCGTCAAACCGACCGGCAGGTAGTGCCGCATAGGGACCTATTGCCGGATCGTAGAGGGCAATACTCACGCCCCAAGTCTCGTTAACCTTGTAGGGATGCAGATACTGGTCACCCTTACCGCAGCCGTAGTCCAGCAGGGTACGGGACTTAGTAGACTTAATTAGACTTTGGATAACGTCCCGATACTGCATGACGCTTAGGCCCCGGAAGTACTTCTGGGACTTATGCATGATCTGGTACTGGCGAATAATCTGATTGGGGGTGTCCTCCCCTGGCTTCCCCCGTAGGTAGGCCAGGGCCAACCGCACCTCCTCCCAAGCCACCCCGGAGCGGTACTCCTCCGGGGTCCATTGACAGTAGGTCACATCCTGAAAGAACTGCTCGATTAACCGCATATGAGGCCAGTGCGGATGCTCCAGCATCGTACAACGTGTAATAACATCGCTCTGCCACCACTGCGGCCAACTCGGGCTCATGGGCTTACAGATACCGTCACCCACTATAAAGACCGGAATGCCCCGGGCCAGCGCAGCTAGTGCTGCGGACGAGCCATGGGTGACCAATAGATGACAGCGGGCCAACGTCTGCGCGAAGGGCTCCTGTGGGGGTGATAACGTGGTCCCCTCTATAGGTGCGAACTCGTCCTCGTGACGTATCGCCCAGGAGGGATTGGGCCTATAGACCACCGGATGCGAGGAGTGAGCACCGAGCTCTCTCGCAATATCCGTGCACCACTCGGTTACCGTAGGCAAGTCACAGAAGTTATGATAGTTCTGGCAGGCCCCCGCCAGCACGATGTTCATACCTTCAGTACTCTTGCGACGATCACCAAGCTTGATGTTGAGCCGCTTCATGCGGTCTGGGCCGCGCTTAAAGCGCTGGAAGTAGGACAGCGGTTGCCAACCATCAATCGACAGCCGCCAGTACTTGTCGCGATCAAAGTAGCCCTTGTCAAAGTATATAAAATGTCGTCCTGCTCCCCGGTAGGCGTCCATGAGCCGTTTGCAGGCCAGCGCCATCCCCAGGTTGGCCCCGCCGTCGAACTTCTCTAGGTGGTCGAGTTGAAAGTTCTCCTGTAGGATTAAATCTACCGTATCGCCGTGACGGCGTGCACCCTCCGCCAGCATTCTACCAAACATCTGGGTACGTATCTTAGACGAATGGTAGAACGCGAAGCGGTAGTTCACTGGTGACCTATCCTTCCGGAGTGCGTTACGGAAAGATGGAGGAGCCACAGCAGGAACACGGCTATATACCACAACACCGAGTAGTCGTGGATGTATAGCAGTAGGTATGCGATAAAGAGGGTCACTGTCACACCAACCCCTCCGACCGAAGGTGCCGCCAGCAGGTACCGTCCTTCATCTCGTCCATGGACCACTGGCAGTAGCTGACATCGTTCAACCACTCCTGCACCGTGTCGATGTCCGGACGGTAGGGGACCTCAATACAACCGAAGTCCTGGAGCCCCATAGGCACCGCCACCCCGCTCCACGCAAACGTGGGTACGCCTAGGACCACCCCCTCCACAGCTACGTTCGAGTGGTGGGTAACAGTCGCCCAGCTGCTCCGCAGAGCCTTTTCGAGTGGGGTGGTAACGTCAAACGTAGTTCCCGCAATAGGCTTGCCGTAGTGCTGGCTGGGTTTGGGGCGGTAGATAATGGGGCGGTCGGTACACCGCTTGAGGTTGGCGATAGCGTTCTTCTCCCAACTCTCCACCGGTTCCTGCTTCTCGGCCCAGGCCGCCTTCGGCCCCATGCCCACGAGCAGGATAGTGCCATCGTCCACCCACTTGGACTCTAGCTTCACACCCCAACGCTGTAGCCGGGAGTCGTTGTGGGGGAAGTTCTGGAAGTACTTGGTGGGGTGGCGAGCACCGATAGATACCTTGTAGTGGGTGCCACGCTCCCAATAGGCCAGGTCCAGGTACACCACTGGCTTCTCGCGGGCGTTAAAATCGTTCATGATGGTCTGCATGATCTCGACGTAGCCCCAGAAGATAGCCGCGTCGTACGTGTCAGCGTGGTCCTTTTTGTATTGCTTCTCGGACAGGATGTCCACCGTCTCACCTTGCGCCCGTGCGCCTGCCACCATAGCAGGGCACGTCAGCGCTGCGTGACCGTTGCCAGTCAAGATGTATGCTGCTACTTTCATTCCCAAACCTCCTGTGCGAATTTTAGTGGCACATTGTTACTAGATGCCAGTGCTTCTAGCAAAGGCTTCTCCACCGACATATCATGCGTGGCCGTCTTGGCCTCGCCAACAGGATAAATCTTGTCGGTCTTCTTTTCGTCCCAGTAGAGACTCTGCATAGCCCAGTACTCTGGGCAGAAGGACTCCTCTATCGGCTTGTTGATCCCACACAGCACGTTATCGAATCCGACCAGGATAACCTCCTCCCCCTTACCAGCGTGCTCTATAGCCCAGGCCGCCATAGCGCACCCGCGCGTGAGCGTGAAGCCCCCACTAAGCCCCTGCCCGCCTAGCGCCCGTCCAAGGTCACACCATCGGGTGGTGTCGACCAGTTGCGAGCTATCCGGTAGATGACAGGAGGTTGGTTTACCCAGGTATACAAGCCACCCGCGCTCGGGACGTCTTTGATTGTGCTCACTAAATAGTCGAAAGTTTCTAGGGGTGAGTACAAATAACCCGTAATGATATTGGTATCCAAAGTCACGTGGGTGCTGCCAGTGCCAGTCCCAACACCGAACCACAGTAGAACAGACATCTATCCTAGAGCCCCAACTCTTACCTTCCGGAGAACGCCCATGCCCAATCACCGCTATTGTCATAGGAATCCTTTCCCAGCCCCGGGCGGTGCGCGCGGGTACACACCGCCCAGGCTAGTACTACGCCTGCTCGCGCTCGGGAACGCCGGTTGCGTTGGCTACTGCCGCCAACGATGCCATTTCCGTCTCCACATCGGTCAGCTTGGGGGACCCGTCCTGATTGACGTCCTCCACGATGCCGTTCTCCAGCATCGCGGACTTAGCCGAACTCAACGCTCGTTCCGCCACCACCCGCACCTGATCGCATGCTGAGATAGCTGACGTGGTGAGAATAGCCAGCTGGGCCTTGAGTTCGAAGTAGCCCTTCTGGAACTCATCGCGGGCGGTCTGCGTCCGCGTCAGGTCGTGCTGGAGTAGGGAGACCCGATCATTGAGCCGTGCAATCTCCAGGTCCCGATGCTCGACGATACCCAGGAGTTGGTCCCGATGGCGCTGCATAGACGTGTAATCGTTAAGGAACGATACCACCCGGGGGTCATCAGGAGTGACCCGCTCGGCCGTCGCACCTATATCCGTAATCTGCCGGTTCCCATTCCCAGTATTCGTAGCAACATCCCGTCTTCCCATAACTTAAGCTCCTCGTGTTTTTTGGCACTCCAGCCACCCACCGTTACATACAATGTCTAGGGTCTGTAGAAAATCCAATTGGCGGTGCCGGCATACTTACCGGTAGTAATCTTGTCCCGCTTAATCTGCGCGGGATTGTAGGTAAACCCAAACCGTTCCAAATAGCTAGGAATGTCATCCTGGCCGGGGATAGCCGGATCAATCTCGACCAGTAGCGACCGTACCAAAGGCAGGGTCTCCGCTGCCCCTCGCAGGATAGCAAACTCGTTACCGTCCACGTCTAGCTTGATGTAGTTCGGACAGCCGAACGCGACCACGCACTCGTCCACGGTCGAGGCCGTAACTGTACCCCCGACCTTGTGATAGAAGGTATGCGTCGAGCGGCCTGCTCCGAGCACGCCACGTCCCAGTGTGTTACTTAGTGCTAGGGGGAGAACTACGATGGGTAGGTCGTTACGCCTAACAGTCTCCTGAAGCTCCTCGGCCAAATCCGACTGAGGCTCGAAGGCCACGACCGATAGACCATGAACTGCTGCGCGTATAGAATGCGTCCCCACACTAGCCCCAATATCGTAGAACACCCCCGTGGGGCTGAGGGTCTCGATCCAGCCAACCGTTTCGGGCTCAGGAGAATAGCGCCCCGCCCAACGCGCCTGGCACATTTTAGAGGGATGTTCGCCTAAGTCTATCTTACGACCGTAGAGTTCTACATGCATGACTCACTTCCTACAGACGAACCAGGATCGGGCCTTGCCACGCTTGCCGGAGTCCTCGATCGTCCAGTACGCCGCTAGGTGCTCACCCCACCACTCGTGGGAGTACACACTTAGGTGGAGGCGCATGGGTGGATTCATCTTGGGCCCGGACGTATCCAATACAGTACATACCTGTATGAATGCCGCCTTGCGCGTTAGGCGGCACATTTGCGAGAGGGCTAGCTCCAACCGGTCAGGTGGTAGGTGTTCGAGCACGTCCGTACAAAAAGCATAGTCGGCCTGCTGAACCCACGGTGGCGGATCCCACATGCTCCCAACAATCAGCGGGATCTTGACATCCTTGTCTAGGCAGTTCCGAGCGATGTCGAAGCCGGTTACCTTTAGTCCCTTAGCCTGTAGCCGCTGGGCGGGCGTACCCTTCCCACAGCCCCAGTCGATCAGCGACTCCCCGGGCTTACACCCCAGCTGCTTGAACGCCAAGTCGACCACAGGGTCCCCATCCGCCTGCGTACGATACTCTGGATAGCCACCCCAGACTGTCTCGTACTTAAGACGCTCAGAGTCCCAGATAGCATCAAATGACATAGCTAGCCTCCCTCACCAGACATCCTGAGCGTGGTCGAGCTTGATGCCCGCACGCTTCGCCAACAGATTAAGCAACGGTCCTTCAACAGCAAAATCATGATTACCTGATTTGGTTTCCGTATGTGGGGCGTTGTCGTAACGCACCATTGGATAAGCAGCTGGAAACTCAATGTAGCTCTGCGGAAAGCCCTCCTTAGAGGACAGCGTACGGCCTGTGTACACGTTATCGAAGCCCACCAGTACCATAGACTGGCCCGGGGACATGAACTTTGTCAGCGCCCAGCAGGCCGCCCGCACTCCCCGCGTCAACAGCAACCTACCCTTCATCCCTAATCCACCTAGCCGCCGTCCGTCGTCGTCCCAGCTAGAGGCGTCACAGACCGTAGTATTCTCCGGTAGCGGTCCCTCATACGGCTTTAGCAGCCGGGTCGCAACCCAGCCTCGCGCGGGCGTGCGACAATTATGCTTGTAGAAGCGGGCCATCTCCGTTGGGGAGATTTCGTAGAACCCAAAGTCGTAACGCTCCCCATAGTCCAGTAAGTTCTGCCAGTGATAGTTCCACATACGAACCACCACTGGAGTCGCATCTATACGGTGGCCCCAGCCCTGGCCCTCTGGAGTCAGGCCATGCCCGATAATTGCGACATCATGCACAGCATCACCTGAACACGTCAAACGCCAGCAGCCAACGCTCTACTGGGGAGGGTTTAACACAATGGTAGGAGACGTCCGTCCGCATAAAGAACAAAGCGCTGTTGGGGACGTAGGGAACTGTCTTGACCGGTGCATAGTCAGGACCAGGCTTGTGGCCCTTGCCGGACGGGTCCGGAACCCTACCCTTACACAGCACCGTGCCCTGCTTCGCGTCCGACCCCGTCTTGGGAAGGTAGAGCAGGCCCGTGACCAGCTTGTTGGACGTATCAGTGTGAGGGCCAATCTGGTAGCCAGGGCGATCGTGCATTAGCTGCGCACCGATGCTAG